TGCCGTAGCCGTTGCCGTCGCCGTTGCCGTAGCCGTTGCCGTCGCCGTTGCCGTAGCCGTTGCCGTCGTTTACTGTTGCCATACTGGTACGTTAGCAATACAAATACGCGCCTCTTCTGTCACATCCAATACCTCAATTACTTCCGTTAAATCAACCAAAGAAACCTCGCAAGGGAATTTGCAGTCATTCGGGTTCTTGACTCCTTCCATAGCAAGCTGTGATAGAGAAGACGCACCACTCCAGTACCACAAACGCCGTGCGTTTTTTAGTGTGGCTTCTTTCCCCTCACGGTGCGCAAGATAACCTGCGAAGACGCCTGCACTATATGTGCGAGCAATAACGTACTTCATCCCGTCTAAACTTTGTGCTGGTCTCATTTCCGTTCCTTTCGGTACGTAGACAACTCCGTTAATCTCTAACTCATTGAGCGTGGTTTTCATGGTAAAATGAAAATAGGTAAATATATAGTCTGGTATAAAAACATCACATCGGCGGCGTGTACCGCAAGTCCTCCATCTCGTCGTCCCGCCGTCTCGTGGCTATCTCTTTGAGGAGTTTGTCCTTGGACTCCTCTATAACAGTTTGTAGGAAGCGCTTGAACTCTTCTCTCTGCTGGAATATGGATTGCTCTTTGTCGTGGGCTATGTCCATAGCTTGTTGGGTGTAGGTGTCGAGGTTACTCATGGTCAGTAATATATTATTTTTTGGTAATCCAGTAGTGCCTCTCAAGGGTGGAGTCAAAGTTAGTATAGTACCACTGTTCCTTGCAACACCGTTTACAGCGCCGCTGGGGAGGTAGATAAGGGTTTGTGCTGTACTGCCATTTGTGCAACCGAAAAAGACATAAGAGTACATCACTCATCTTGTTTGGGGTTACTGGTAAGGGAGGAACGGGCTTGTTCTAGCTTGTCAATCCACGTAGAAAGTGACATTTTTTGGCCTACCTTTTCCATCTTTGTAGCCTCATCAGTAGCGTTGTTTAGCTCTTGATGGCGAACGTTCCAATCCTGCTTCATATCATCTATGATGGCGTCTAGCAGGTCTCTCTGAGCATTGGTCACCACTTCCTGCATCCCCTTGATAGTCCAGACTTGGTGCTTTTGGATTGCTTCCTGTATTTTACTCATGGTCGGTAGTGTAAAAATGTAGGCATCTCGCTGGCACGTTTCGTACTGAGGTGTTGGGGAAACGTGTCGCAAACTCGGCACATGTCATATTCCTTTCGTTAACGTATGAGGCAACGACGACGGCCACCCATAGGAAAGCCAGTACACAAAGCGCCCAAAGTAGTTGTTTACTCATGGTCTTTCGTCTTGGTTAGGGATAGAGAGTTGCGGGCCATTTGCATCCTGTCTGCCACTTGTCGCATTGCAAAGTTAATGATTTCTTCGTATTGTCCGTCGCTGCTGTCCCCTATTCGTGCTGCCTCTGCTCGGGTGTCCTCAATAAACAAATCAAGTAGACGTTCCGCTAGGCTGTTTTGTAAATCCATAGCGTCCTGTAAGTCCACAGCAAATGTATGTACGTCACCTACTGAGACAGATATAGCACAGGATGCCATATCAAATCCTAGTTCCTCCATCACCTCCCGCACTCTTTCTGCCAAAGTGTTATTGGTCATCTGGTTATGTAAGCCGCGTCCTGCGGAAAATAAAATCCATGCTCTCCTTCGATAACTCAAGCGCACCTGCTTCTATTTTCTCATCTAGTTCCCACAAAAGGCGTTTTAGTTCTGTCTCATATTCGGATTGGTTCAGAATAAAAGTCACTGCATCGACCACCTCTAGGAACTTCATATCCCTTGTGCCCGACTCAATGCAAGATATTGCGCTTCGTGGCACTCTTAGATGATCTGCAAGTGTCTGTTGTGATACAGAAGCCTTTTCACGGAGACTTTTCAACGCCGCTGCTAGGTCTTTCTTGTCTATGGGGTTATTGGTCATGGCGACGACTAAGTAAATAAGATTGGTAAGCTCTATCGCGTGCTCTACGCAGGTTCTCGCGATACTGCATATTGACTCCGCGCACATACTCTCGCGACTTTTTCTCACGTCGCTCTATACCAAGTATCTTTCGGAAGAACATGATAATAGGGTGTTGGGTGGTCATGGTTACTCTTTAATACGAAGTACGGAAACATCCACCCCGATCTTGTCCGCCACTTCCTGCAAGGTGAGTTCTACGGTCTCTTTCTCCTCTGGCTGGACAGTGAAATCTTTCTGTATGTCTGATACGGTCCACCAAGTATCTTTCTGCGACACGTCATTCTCGTTTAGTTTGGAGAGGAACAAAATGTCGCCACATCTGCCAAGCACTTTTCTTGTATTGCCGTTTTGTGTAATAAACACGTCTCCTACTTTTACATCATCCAGCGTCTTTGGGCCTTCCCAGCGGGCGAGAAAGGAACCTTCTTCGTATACGTGTGAGCATCCATCGATATAAAAATGTGTTTCTGAGACCTCTGTTATTTCCACCTCATTGCTGCCTTCATCTTCCAACTTCCCACAATTGTTATGTTTCCCTTCCACCGCCTTCACCCTGTCCCCCACTTTAATCACGCCTTTAAGCTGGTCGTAGCTGTATTCTTTCCACATGGTTTACGTTGTTAGTAATAGGTTTTTTTAGTTGTCATGCCGTTGTTTGTTCAGGAGCCGTTTAATGGCGTCCTGTATATCCGACACCTCCTCTTGAAGGCAGATAATCTGCTCCTCACTCATCTTCTCCCAGTTCTCGGCGAGATCTGTCTTGATGAGTTTGATCTCTTCGATTAATGTCCGCACTTCGTTGTTTGGTTTCATATATGGTGAATTACTTGGTACATCTTGAGTGTATACACTTAGTTTACAACTGTCAATCTTTTATATACATTTTTTCAAAGTCTTCTACGGGAATCCCTATTGAACGGGTGATAGTTTTCAACTCACGTGCTACTTGATCTGGAACGGGGTACTTGCCAGACTCAATATGCTTGAGCTGTCCTTCTGTGAGCGACAGATACCGGACGAATTGCGGAAGCGAGAGATTGAGTTTTTTACGTAGCCAGCGTGGAAACTCTTTATGCGTGAAAGGAAATAATTCCATAGAAAGCAAGACAGAAAAAGATAAAAGTGAGTAGCCCAAACACGCCAACAAGGATTCGTTGTGTTGTTCTCGTCGTCTTGATCTGTGGTTTTTCGTTGTATATCGTGATAATCTTGTTTTTGAGTTTTTGTACGATCTCTTCGTGGACGTTGCGTCGTGGTGTATTCGGATAGTTCGGGTGGTCCATGTGAAGGAGAATATAATAATCTCCGGTGGTATACCCTAGTTGTATAAGAACTTTGAGAAGAGTTGTATATGTGAGTTGCCTGTCACGCTGCATGATCCTTTGTGCTGTTGTGCGCGACGTGACATCACGTAGTGTAAGATGTTTTCTGCGGCATAGCTCTTCGATAATCGCACACAAAACATTTTTTCGGTCCATGGGAAGATGGAGAGAGAGTAAAAGTATTTATTCTGTGATGATTTCAAAACGTTTCAACACACCGGGGCTGTACGCATTCGCCATACCGTGCCACTTCATACCGTCTCGCGACCGCCAGTCTCTCCATCTCGCGGAAAAAAGTACATCATTTACATCAGCAACAGCACGAAAATCACGACAACCTTTCTCGATTTGTTTTTCGATGCTGTGAAAATCTTGAGAACGTACAAACGCAATATTGTCTTTATACCGCTTGTTTCCAGTGAACCACTGGAACAAGCCATGATCTGAAGTCGGCCCCTTTGCGTACATGTCCCACCGTGATTCTGCCTCGACCATAAACACAGCATCAATACTGCCACACTCGCGAATAAGCTTTGGAATCATTTCATTGATTTTGGCAAGGTCCGCCTCAGTGTGGAACTTGTCCTTCAACCTCTTCACTGACACAATCTTTTTGCCAACAAATGGGTTTTGGTAGTGTAACGTCGGTGCCTTGATATACCTCCGCAGTGTCACCGTTCCGTCGGCGGCCAAATAGCTCTGATATGCCGTGAACTTCACGGGCTTGTCTGCCACCGTGTGCGGTGAGGGCACAGGGAGAATCGCGGCGTTGCTCGCTGGAAGCCAGCATAGAACAACTCCCAGAAGAAACAGGTAAAAGAAAAATCGGTACATAGAAAAGAAAGTTACGAGTTGAGAATACACCCGCGCACCGTACGTTTCCCCCACTGGTTTGCGGCAAGACGTCCAGCGTCACCGTGCCCCATCCAAATATCCAGACGATCGTACGCGTATCCACGCTTCCCAGCAGGAACAATCGCACCACCACGGTCTTCGACGGTATACGTCTTTCCGTTGATCTGGATCTTCGTGCCAAACGCGTACTTCGCAGGAGCCGCCATCATACCATCAAAAACAGGTTTACGGGACGCACCATGTGTGCCGTTTCCTTGCAACCGTTTTTCTTTGGCAAGTGTTCCCATGTTATAGGCGCGTTGGCCGGGGAGAGGAGAATAGTATGCTGTCACCACAAACATCTGGCATGTATCCAGTTCTGCTGCATGTGCTTGCGGGAGAATAGTTTTCGACGGTTTCGCGTCTATTCTTTTCCCAACGCATCGGACTTCGCACGCAACTCTTGGATTTTCGTTTTCCGTTCGTTGGCAAGTGCGTTGACCTCTGCTTGTTTCTGCTGTGCTTCAGTGATAATCTTCTGCTTCTCTGCCCACGTTGCTTGTAGGCGCTTCACTTCAATCTCCAGTTCTATTACTTGTGCTGCATACTCGCGGTACTTCGCTGCTGCTGGATCAAAGACATTGTTCCATGCTGCACCGCCGGCGACAAGAGCAATCGCGCTCGCGACGCCTACCGCACCCAAAACAAATTTGTTGAAAAGAATGTGTGTCATGTTTGTATTATTGTAAAGGAATGAACACGCCTGCAACATGCAGGATACTCATCAGTACCACACCAAGGAACACCACCCATGCAACGATATTGGTCCAGTCTATAGAGGGGAGAGATCGTCCTACAGGACGTTTCGCCCATTGATCTTTTTCCGACTGTGGGATTACCTGCATCATGTGTTTCGCCATAAGATTCTGCACATCGCGCAGTATCAGTGGGATATACTTCTTCCCGTATTTTGTGGCCGGGTTCAACCGTTGTGACATAGCACCTTCACTGATCCCGTACATAGACGCAAGATCTCTTTGTGTGAGTTTTAAGATTGCCATGTCACAGACGAGCAGTGCCTTTTTTTGTTGAATAGACATTAGATACGAGAGAAAAAAGAAGTATTTACATAATCCATCGCGGGGTTGTAGAACCGCTGGAAGAAATCTTCCTTCGTGCTCCATACACCGAGATGTGAAAAATCACCAAACAACTCCTCGCCGTCTTCAAACGTATACGGCTCGACTGGTGCTCCTTCGCGACGTGTTGCTTCGAGCAGTCCGCGCATATATAGCACGAGCTGGTCATAAACCACGGTCTCCACACGAGTTTTTTTGTCCATAAGCAGTTGCGTGAAAAAGTAAGGACAGCACCATCGTAGCAAACACCCTCCGAATTGTCAACTATTTTATTACAAATGTTCAGAAAATATTGACAACAAAGGAGAGCATCTATAGGATAAGGGTGTTCCTTATTTTTTGACGTCATGTCTATGAACGAACTAAGCACCGTACGGGCGGTGGACCTTTCAACGGTCAATCCCACAACACTGGAGACTATCAAGCAGACCGTTGCAAAAGATGCAACAGATGCGGAGTTGTCGATGTTTTTGACACTCGCGGGGAAATACCAATTAGACCCCTTTGCCCGGCAGATTTATTTTATGAAGACGGGCGGCAAGCCAACAATTATCACGGGACGTGATGGGTATCTTGCTATCGCGCAACGTGATGCAGGATTTGATGGACTTGTATCTGGTACAGTTTACGAAGGAGACATTTACGAACAAGACAACGAGAAGGGTACCGTCAAACATGTCCATGATTTTTCTCAACCCCGTGGGGCAATTGTAGGAGCATGGGCGATTGCATACCATAAGCATCGACGACCTGCACCGGCGTTTGTATGGTGGGATGAGTATAAGAAACCAGTGAAGGATAAGTGGGGAAACACGACACCTTGGGGGCAGTACCCTTCTTCTATGATAGAGAAGGTAGCGGAAATTCGCGCTCTCAAGAAGCAGTTTGGTATTTCTGGATTGGTCACAGAGGAAGAGATCGGTACGGAAGCACCAGCGCAAGCACCAATGGAGTACGGGAACACGATAGAGATACCACGGAACCCAGCACCAGCAGTCCCAGCGGAAGTGGTGGACGACGAGCCAGTATTTAAGCGTGGAGTCGAGGCAGTCTACATGGACGCAGGGCAAATCCTGCAAGACCTTTTGGAACACCAAGGAAATGACCCGACAAAATGGCAGCAGATGATTGCGGTCAAGGTTGACGCATTGTACAAGAAAACCGTCTACGCATGTACGAAGAAAGAGATGGAGACGATTCGTGATGGTATCCAGCTTGCATTCCAGCGATTACAAGAAGCGCAGCAGGAGGTTGAACCGGAAGTCGTCGAGAACGCTCCCGTCTTAGACGAAAATACACGAAACGCAGGGGAGCTTACGTTCGAGGAAGCAGAGGCACTTTTTAACGGAGAGAAATAATGATCCAACACCTTAGCCCGTCGAGCATTATCGACTACGCAACAGACCGGCAGATGTTCTACAAGAAGTGGATACGGAAAGAACGAGACAGTAAAACATGGCTCGGCACGATCATCGGGTCCGTTGTCCACCAAGTGCTTGATAGTCATATCAGTGCAGGAGGCAAAGCAGACATGTACGCAGAGCAGTACATCGCGGACCAAGTGAAGCTGTTTCAGACAGGTGCGATTGTCTTAAATGACTGTGACAACGTCGAGGATTTCCAGCGTGAAGTCCGCTCTGGTGTGTACCGCGTGTTGCCGAACGCATTGAGTTATATCAATACGACCTTCGCACAAAGCAAGCTGTTGACGGAGGTGACGTACCGCACACAGATCGGGTCCGCAGTGGGCATGACGCCAACGCAGTTGCCGGTGAAGTGTATTGTGGACGTCGTCGATACGAAGCACCACGTTTTGTACGACTACAAAGTCGTCAAGGAATACAAAGACGACCAAGCGGTCCGACTGGTCCAAGCGGTGATTAACGCACTGAACTACGCGGAACATACGGGCCAGTTGCCAGAGAAGTTCGTATTTGTCGAGATGCTCCGTCTTCCAACTCTGGAAGACAAACTCACCGAATACGAAGCGAACTTACTTTTGTGGGAACAACAGAAAGCAGCAGGGGAGAAAGTCGCGAAGCCACGGAAGCCAACAGGGAAGCCAAAACCACGCTTGCGGGAGATGGTGATTACCTTGGAAGAATGGCAGATCAAAGTGGTAATGCAGTTGATCAAGAACATCGTGGATGAACTCCACGGGATCAATATCATGGCAGAAGGCCGGGCAATCCCGAACCTTACGCCAAAGTACAGTGCAGAGGGATGGGAGGATTTTTGTACGAGTGTCTTAGGATACAATCCGTATAACGGCGAAGTCAGACCCGGGGCACGTGTGGACCAACCTATAACCGTTGATGACTTACCTTTCTAAATTATGGACATGATACTGAATAAAATCCGACAGCACGTAGAACGTGATACAAATCTCGTGGATATGGCGACGCATATCGGGAAATCCCGTACGACGTTGTATAAATACTTGGACAATATCACACAGCCAGATAAGGATACCGCGCTCAAAATAGCGCAGTATCTTGGCGTTCCTATGGACGCACTTTTTACCCTTGATGCTACCGACGATGGCAGAATTGATTGCGGCGTGCCCGAAGCCGAACATGGAGCTTAGACAGACTCCAAACGGGCAGTTTGTAGTGATTATGAAAGGTCCCCACGACACGGTGCGCACGGCGATTGTGCTGGAACCACAGGATCTTGTGGACCTCTACAAATTCTTACATACCGTCAATGACTTATACCCCCTGCGGTATATCAAAACTGAACTTCAATAACAATTTTTCTTATGGATATGAACAAAGTATGGCTGATGGGAACCGTATTCCGTGACCCAAAAAGCTACAAAGACGGGGCAGTGGCGAGCTTCACTCTCGCGACCAGCGAAACATCGAAAACAAAGGATGGCAACACGCGCTACGAGAACGCCTACCACAACTGTGCAGCGTTTGGCAACCTCGCAACAAAGGTGATAGCAGAAGTGCATGACCGTTCCCGCGTGGCCGTAGAAGGCAAAATAACACAGGAAAAGAAGGAGCGAGAAGACGGGACCAGTATCACGTACCACGGGATCAAGATCGACAAGCTCCATATCTTCCCAGAAGTGGACCTGCAAGAGCCTGCTAAGGCGCCTAGAAAACAAGCAAGCGCACCGAAAGCAAAGACGCTAGAGGAAGCAGAAACGAATATCGAAAAACGTCAACCTGTGTACCAGAAACAGGACGATATTTCTATTGAAGATGTCCCGTTCTAAGCGTACATTATAGGAGTCAATCAGCTTAAATAAGAGATCACTATATTTAGGAACGAGGACACAAGTGCTGATTGATCTCTTAGCTTGTGCCCTCTTTCCTGCGTGTAATTTATGGATAAAAAAAATAGGGGATATAGGAAGCCTGTACCTCTGGATATTTATAACTATCCAGAGTTTGGGTATCACGAACGAGCGCTATGGTTTGAGATATATTTCCAATGCGCGAATACTGCAAAACGCATAAAGGTCAAGCATGGAAATTGCTGGGTCTTCGTTACGTTGGAATGTGGTCAAATGCTACTTAATGTGAGTGAATATGCGGCCTTAAATCACTTCACACCATATTATGTCAAGTCGATGGTCGAGTCTTTGTCGTTTGGCTATAGCGAAATGCAAATCACAAGACACACGTGCGGCCTCATTATAACAGTGCTGGAGCACGAGGAGCTGAAAAAAATGCAAATCACAAGCACTATCACGACAACATCACGACAACATCACGACGATATCACAACGACCAGCTATAGTAATAAGAGTGGAAAGAGTGGTAGATCGTTAAGATCTACCAACCAAGGAAAAAATAATTTTTCTGACGAAAATTCTTTTTTTCCAGCAAAACACTGGAACACATGGAAAGACGTACCTGACAAGGTGATAGAAAAGTTTGACGAGAGATACTTTGACTTGAAGTTTTGGAGACAGGATATGCGTAACGATAAGGATAACCTACGACTGGTAGCTTTTAACTATTTCAAAAAAAACCCACATGAAACACTCTAGTTTTGCAGAAGCACAAACCAAACGCCTAACGCCTCAAGAGCAAGAGAAATCGTACTCGTTTATCGAAGCAAACTTCATTGCAACAATGTTCTGTCTTGATGGGAAGTTTATGCACTTATACGCCAGCAGGGTCACAGAAGCATGGTTCTTATACGAACCCTTTGCTTTGATATGGAAACAGATGCGAGCGCATTACCAGAAGCATAAGAACTTGGATAAGGAAATTGTCCTGGATAAAACGTACCCGAACTGGGCGCGCGTGTTGGATACAGGCGTGTTCCAGGAATACACGCAGATAGCAGCGTATATATTTACACTGACTGATTACTCACTTGGTACAGCACACGCAGCACGATACTACGACTTCCGTATGCAGTACCGTAAGCGACGTATGATGGAATTGACGAAAGAGAAAACAACGAAGCTGGACAACGTCGATGCAGACTTAGATGAAGTTGATGTGTGGTATGACAGAGCACAACGTGAACTCAAAGAGGAAACGGATGATATTCTGATAGACACACCACAACACGTAGCAGATGCAGCGTTTTCTAGTTATATCCAGCAAGCAAATGATAAGGAACTTGGCGTCTTTACGCAGACACGTTTTGGCGTCGACGCTATTGATCAATACACTGGTGGACTTCGTGGAGGACAAGTCTATATCCTCGCCGCACCAACAGGATGCGGAAAGAGTGCAGTGGCTATCAATATCGCGAAACATGTAGCACAACAAGGACGGCGCGTCTTGTATTTTTCCTTGGAGATGAAGCAGGAACAAATTCTACATCGGCTCTGGTCGTCTCTTGGCAGATTCCCGACAAAGAAACTTATGGAGCTGAACAACGAAGTGACGTTTATGCAAAAGCTGGAGACCGTCGTGGAACAAACGAAACAGTTACAAATCACCGTGGTAGATCGTGGATTTATAACTCCTGTGGTAGTAGAACGTGAACTGCAAAAGAGTATGGATAATCCGTATGACTTAGTGATTATTGACCACGTAGGACTGATGAAGCAGGATGGGAAAAGATCGAGGTACGAACAGCAAACACAGCATATCAACGAGATCAATCAACTCTGTATGGAGTATGATACCGCAGCGCTGGTACTCACACAGTTGACAAAACAAGCGACGTTGAACAACGGTAAAGAGATAGATGAAGCACCAAAGATGGGACATATCAAGGATTCCAGTGCTATAGCTGAAATCGCAGAGGCTATTTTCTTACTCCATCGCCCCAGATCAGACCACGATTGCCGGCAAGGAAAGAAGATTATGCTGACGATCCCAAAAGCACGCAACGCGCAGACAGACGATACCATCACGCTACACACAGACCTTGCGCAGATGTACGTCGATCCACATGCTGATGTACCGTTATTTTAATTATTGACACCGTACCGTCACCATCGTACAGTGCAGATGATTCCTCCAATTTACCGCCAGATATGAGCGAGACCAAGAAGCAGAAGAGAAAAAAAACATCGAAACTTCCCCATGGAAGGCCGTCAAAGTATCTTCCTGCGTACGACGAACAAGTCTACAAAATGGCACTTCTTGGACTTATTGACGAACAAATGGCGAAGTTCCTAGAGGTTGACGTACAGACGTTTAATACGTGGAAACATAAATACCCAAGTTTTCTCGAGTCCCTAACGAAAGGGAAGATTGCCGCTGACGCCAATGTAGCAGAGGCTTTGTACAAGAGAGCGACAGGATATTCGTACAAGGAAGAGGAGGCGAAAGTGGTGCCACAAGGACAAGGACTTGGATCAGAAATCGAAGTGATTGTGGTTGCAAAACACCAACCACCAAGTGATATTGCAGCGATCCACTGGCTTAAGAACCGACAGAATAAACTTTGGCGTGATAAACAAGAACAAGATATTACGCACAAGGGCATTGATATTTCCATTACCAAATTCCAACGTGAAGACCAACAGTAAAATCCTTAGTATTCCCGTCATTGACCGTGATGGAAGTATCCGCAAGAAAGCGTTGCTTGATGCAGCGAACCAGCCCACAGGTGAAGAGCGTGAGTTGCTCGTGCTGGATGTTGTCCTTGATGCCGTGTTCATGGTCGACACGATGCGGTTGATTACGAGCCGGGAGCAGGCAGAACAGATCCTTCCTGCGAAGATGAAAGAGAACTTCGAGCTTTGGCAAGCGCTTTTGAAGGGTGACGACTTGACGGTGCCACAGCGTGACGCGATCAAGGGATACGTCATTGGTATGCAAGGGAGCGACGTGGTCAAGCACCAAGTGGTGATGATGGTTGACTCACTGATCACAACGCATGACGATACTGCTGCCGCATAACCACCGGCCACGGGATTATATGATTCCGTTCTGGGAAGCACTGGATGCAGGCGTCAAGCGTATTGGATTGATTCTCCCACGACGATCCGGAAAAACAGTCACGAGTGTCAACGCGACGTTCCGGGATATGTACGAGCGACAAGGCGCACACTTCCACTACTTCCCAACATACAAACAAGGCCGCACGGTTGTCTGGGATGGTATGGATGGGAATGGGAACAGATTTCTGGACCACCTCCCGAAAGAACTTGTCTACGCACGGAACAACCAAGAGATGATACTGACGAGTCGTAGCACTGCGGATCTAGCGGAACCCGGATCAGTCTATCGTATCATTGGCTCGGATAACATTGACCGTAGTGTCGGATCGAATCCCGTCTGGACGTTGTTTGATGAGTATAGCTTGTCGGACCCCATCGCATGGGATTACGTGCGTCCAATCCTCGCGGAGAATGGAGGCACGGCAATCTTCATCTTCACACCACGTGGAAAGAACCACGCGTACAGGTTGTATCAAAGCACAAAGGATGACCCGAACTGGTTCTGGATGCGGCTCACGGTTGATGATACTGCGCACATTCCGAAAGCAGTCCTTGAGCAGGAACGCAAAGAGATCATAGCCAAGAATGGTGATGATGCTCTTTTTTGGCAGGAGTATTACTGTGACTTTGATGCTCCGGTGCAAGGTGCGATTTACGGCACCATGATGCGTGAGATAGAGACAGAAGGCCGTGTGCGTGATGTACCGCACGATAAAGCGCTTGTTGTCCATACGTCATGGGATCTGGGTCGTGGAGATAATACCGTTGTTTGGTTCGTCCAGCTTGATCCGTTTGGTGAGTATCGCGTTATTGATCACTACGCAAACAAAGGACACAATATCGAGCATTACTTCGAGGTGTTGAAGAAGAAAGAGCGCGAGCTTGGATACTACTACGGCGGGCATTATCTCCCGCATGATGCAAGTGCAGAGCGTATCGACACGAAGAAAACCGTGGAACAGATGATGGCAGACTGGTTCCCCGCACGGGATATACACGTCGTCCCTCGTGTTGCACGGAAGTTTGACCGTATCCAGTTGGTACGTCAGATGCTTCGTCGGTGTTACTTCGACACAAAACGCACAGAACCCGGGCGCGAAGCGCTTGTATCGTACCACTACGTGTGGGACGAGAAGAGGATGCAGTTCAAAGACGAGCCGGAACATGACTGGGCATCAGACCATGCAGATGCGTTTGGACAGATCTTCCAGTATATCTACCCGAGGAAAGCAGGAGGAAGCAGGTCGTTTGCGATGGAGCATGACCCGTACAAATAACGTCTTGCGACGCACCGACAGCACCCGTACAATATCCTTAGCAATTCTTTTTCCATAGCACAATGGTGAACCGTGACGAGTACAAATTATCGGACCGGGGCAAAAAAACCGAAGCGCATAAGAAATTACTAGGGCGCGTGATCCAAGAATTTAATGCAGCGTTTGATACAACGAACAACCTTTTCGACGAGTGGGAGATCCGCACGAAGATGCTGAACAACCAGATGAAAGACAAGAATTCCGTCGGTGTACCGCTTATGTACACGACGTTGAATACTGTCGTATCTGCGTTGTACGACGATAAGCTTGGTGTGACGCATATCCCGTATAGTTCTGCCGGATCAGATCGTGCGCAAGCGCTTGATCAGATGGCGCTCAACGATTACCGTGTGATGAAGAAAGGTATCACGGATTACCACTGGATATGGGACGCAGCATTCTACGGCCATAGCCCGCTCTTGATGCAGGGATGGTGTAAAGACAAGCAGGTCCCGGAAGTAGAACTCATGGACCCTATGACGTTTTTCTATGACCCTACTGCCGTGTTTGTGAATCCCTTCATGGGGAAAACCGGACTCCGGTTCTTTGGACGACAGCGTATTAAGTCGATAGACGCACTGAAAGGCACAGACTTGTACAAGCAATACTTCAATCATGCAGAGTTTGTCCCGCACCGTGGATCTGGAGATCGTGTCGAGCAGGCAGATCTTACGCGTAAGGAGATGCAGAACTTGATAGCAAGTAGTAAGAACGTGATTACAGGCGGACCAAAGAGCGGTATGCTCGTAACAGAATGGTGGACGTTTGATGATGAGGGGAAACGTGTGTATATCGAAGTCATGGGTCAACTTTCTCGTGGACTGGATGAATCTTGTATTATCCGATACGAGCAACTGGACTTCCAAGACAATTGGCCATTAGTGAATCGCGTCTTGATCCCACTTGGAGAAACATTCCGTGGGATTTCTATTCCGGATTTAACAGAAGACAAGCAGCGGTACACAGCAAAGTTCTTAAATCTCGCACTCAAGTCCGCAGAGTTTGCGACGTACGGGCAGTATATTGTCAACACGCAACGTCTCTCGTTGGATGAAGTAGGGACACCTGCACCGAATAAACTGATCGCGTCGGATGGTGATCCAACGAACGCGATGATCCCTGTGCAGCGTGAAGGACTCCGTGGTGAGTTCCAGTGGGTGATGAATTACATGGATCAAGTTTCACAGCAAGCGACGGCGACTCCTGCTATTGCACAAGGCATGACGCCCGACAAGAGCCGTAGTGCCACAGAAATAGCCCAGCAATCGTCCGGTGTTGATCGTCGGCATACTTTGTCGGCAAAGATCCTCGGATGGTCTGAGACTGAATACTACGAGCAGTGGTACCGATGCTATAAGAAGTTTTTCCCGAAAGCTGGAGAGAAGGTGATTCGATTGATGGGGGAGATGGGAACATTGTTCACGACGTTTGGCCGGACGGATTTCATGGATGATAAGCAGCCGGAAGTGTATATCCAGTCTGCGGTGATGGGGGAAATCGAGCGGACCACGAAGCTTCAGAATATGACCAACGTCATGCAGGTGATTTCTGCGGACCCGAACGTGAATACCCGGTATATGTTCCGTAAGGTTGCAGAGTTGTCGGATTTTTCCAAGGAGGAAGTCGAGATGCTTCTCCCACGTACTCCGGAAGAACTCCATGCAGAAGGCGAGAACGATTTGATTCTCAAGGGAGAAACACCACGAATCAGTATGCGTGATGATCACATGGCGCACTTAGAAATCCACGCAAAGCTTCCAGAAGGTCCGCTTCGTGATGCGCATATCGCAGCGCATAAGAAAGCGATGTTACTTGCTCGTATGAATCCGGAGATTATGCCGGCACCAAACGCGGTGAACCCGGCGAATATGACGGAGGCGAACCCAGAGGTCGCAGCACAGCAAGGCGTGACGCCGAATCCCACAGCGATGAACTTCAAATCCCCTGTACAAACTGCATAATGGAACAGCACCAAATGATGATGGAGGCACTGATCAAAAGCCCAGCATGGGATCTCTTGACACTGTACCTCAAAAAGAATATTGCTGAATTAGAGCGATATATCCTTGAGGGGCACTATGATAGTATCGACACGTACCAACGCGCGGTTGATAAACGGAAAGTGCTCCTTGACATGTATGAACTCCCATTGAAGATTGCCGCACTGTCACCGCGTGAGGTGGCAGCGCCGCAGTCGTTGGACCCGTACGAGACGGTGGAAGAATCTCGCAGGAAGAGAACATAAATCTAGGGGTGATGTGATGGGTACGCCTTATGCCCCGGTCTACCGTCACGTTGCCCCCGGGTGGATGTTTGTTCCACTTAGGTCTATTTTTTTTCAGACTACAATGACCGACACAACTGTCGAGACTCCCGAGCAGGGGGACTCCATAGAGAGGAATCCAGCTACGGAGGCTCCGTCGACTACTGCCCAGCAGTCGGCACAGGAGAAACAAAACTGGTACGCGAGAAGGCAACAAGAGAAACTCCGCAAGAAGCAAACCGCTGAAGCAGAGGAACTCCAAGCCAAGATTGAACGGGGAGAACTTTTTGCAGGACCGGACGACGTCGAAGAACTTGTTTTTGAAAAAGAACAAGAGAACCGGGTACTGCGCACAGAAATATTTCTTCGCGATAGTGGACCATTTTCTGCGTATAAGGACGAGATCCTTGCCGCAGCAAAAGAACCACGATACGCGTCACTCACCCCCGCCGAACTCGCAAAGGTTGTTGCAGCAGATAAACTCTTGGATTCGTCACAGAATAACCAAGCGGTCACTGCTCACGCAACTGGTACTGGTGCATCTGCACGAGAGAACATGCGGGACCAAGCAGTAGATTATAAGTCTATGCCGAAAGCCGATTTTGATCTCTACACGCAGAAAGTGATTAGTGGGCAACTCTAGCCTTTTTCTCTCTTTTGTGTATGAACAGTACATCAAATATCACCAACGCGGTGAACAACTATTACGATCAGCTTTTGCTGCATCGTGCTACCTCTGAGCTTCTTCATGGTATGTTTGCGCAGAAGCGCCCTTTGCCTCGCAACGGGTCTACGAATACCATCAAGTTCCGCCGGTACTCTAACCTCTCCACGGCAACCACGCCTTTGGTAGAAGGACAGAACCCCGGATCTGTACAGTTCACCATCGCTGATGTCACCGCACAGGTACAGGAGTATGGTAATTACGTTGAGGTTTCCTCCACGCTTGACTGGTCTGTGGTATCTTCCGAGCCTGCTGAATGGATGCAGATTCTTGGATACAACGCCAATGATACGCTGGATGTTCTGATGCGTGACGCATACAACGCTGGTACGAATGTATACTACGGTGGTAACGCAACACTGACGAGTAACGTGGATACGGCGGACCTTATTGATACGACTGCGATCAAGAAGTCTGTACGTCTTCTCAAGAACAACGACGCACGCACGATTACCTCTTTCGGATATACGGACGATGCGCAGGATGTGAAGAATATCCGTCCTTGTTTTGTTGGTATTTGCCACCCAAACACGACGTATACGCTCAAGGGACTCACGGGATGGACGGATATTGAGCAGTACGCACACTCCACGCAGACAATGCCCGGAGAGGTTGGTAAGCTTGATGAAGTACGTTTCATTGAGACAACCAATGCAAAGATCAAGACGGGTCAAGGAGATTCTGGTATTGACGTCTACACGACGTTGATTTTTGCACAGGATGCTGTCGGTCGAACGATGGTGACTGGTGAAGATCTCAAGACGATCTACCACCCTTTTGGTTCTGCTGGTGCGTCTGATCCTCTCAACCGTATCTCTACGATGGGATGGACGACGACCTTTGTTGCGATGATTCTGAACAACGCGTACCTTGTACGTATTGAGCACGCAGTCTCCGCTTAAATTTTCTAAGAATATTGTTTATGAAAACCACCAAAATGCAGGTACAGCCCGTTGATTTCACAAAGGAGGACGCACCCGCTACTCCCGCTCGTGCTAGTCGTAGTGCTGCACTCACCCCAGCCCAGCGCGTCCAAGCTGGCGAAAAGATCTCTTTCGAAGAGCTGGAAGAACTCCGCAAGTCTGGTCGGTCTGATCTTTGGATTAGACACGAACTCTTGCACGGACAGAAAGAAGTCGTGACGATCCCGCTGGATATGGGCGAAGGATTCGACAAAGTTGATCAGCGTACAGGAGAAGTCTTGTACCCTATGGAGTTTGTCGCAATCAATGGTATCACTGCACACGTCCCCAAAGGCGTTCCTGTCGCGGTATCGTACTTGATTGCTCAGCAACTCAAGCCGTATATCAACAGCAAGATCCCTCGTAAGCATATTCCTATGAATGTGTCGAAGCCGCAGGTGTCTTATTCTTTCTAACTAGAACAACTGTATGAGTAATTATTCTGACGGACATATTGAGTCCCGCAAGTCTCTGATCGAGCTTGCAAAATCTGCAAATCACACGCTTCTTTCTACTGGCGGTCTCGCGATCAAGGCTGGTGGATCTGCGCTGGTGAAGGCTGCTACGGCATGCCGCGCGTTTGTGAACGGTACGCTGGTCTCTATCTCCGCGAATACGGATATGGCTGCACTTGCTGGTACTATCACCGCTGACCTCTTCAATGTGTATGTCTTCTCTGTGGACTCTGCTGGTACGCTGTACACGCAGATGGGTACAGAAGGTGCTGCACTTGGTGATATTGTGTTCCCTGTGGTTCCTGCTGACCGTGCAGTGATTGGATTTATTATCGTCAATCCTACCGGTACTGGTAACTTCGTGGGAGGTACGACGGCTTTGGACGACGCTACTGTTGTCCCAAACGCTGTGTACGTGAACACGCCATACCCTTTCAATCCTTCTCTGTCTCTCGCTGCTGCGTAAAGACAAGACTGATCACAACGGAAGAATACTCGCTCGAAAGGGCGGGTATTTTTTTTGTTGCGTGCGTTCTACACACCCCGTACAATATACATAGTATGGGGCGCAACTTCTTTTGATGAACGGTATACAGTTCGCGGCACTTGTCCGCACCACCACGAATCAAGACTCTGCAACGTTCCCGGATGCACGTATGGTTGCGTATACCAACGCTGCACTAGAAGAACTTGTCCCACGTGTTGAATCCGTCAACGAGGGATTTTTTACGATGGAGTATTACCATGATCTGGTCGCTGATCAACGGCTCTACACGTTCCCGGACGATATGATGAACCGGATGGAAAAACTCGCGATCAAGTTTGAAACATGGGATGGGTATAAATGGTGTGAAGAAGATCGGTTGTCGATGACGGGTCTCCCTGCGGATGAAGCAACAATCCGTGCGCAGTACAGTGATAGCCGCCCGAAGTTCTGGCTCCGTCGTGAAGGGTTGTATATTCTCACGGGAAGCGCTATCCCGGACGCGACGGATGGTATCCAGTTTTGGGCGAAGAAGTACCCGAACGATATTTCTGCGACAACGCTTGCGCAGTCGTTTGATATGTCTATCGCGCCTGCTGCGGATGGTGTTGGTATCCCACGCTTGATGCACCGTGTCCTCGCGATGCGTGTGTCGATTATGTACAAGGAGGATCGTGACCGTCCGCTTCCTCTGACGCAGGCAGAACAGAACTTTGAGTTTCATGTCCAGAAGATGCTTGATAGTATCGGTGGACAGAATCTTGAACGTTCTATTACGCCACGGTTCCCGTATGATGATGGTTCTCAATACTAACTTTCTTTTCGTATGCTTCTCCGTTCACGACTTAAAATCAAGAACAATGTCCGCGCTGTGTTGAAAGACGCAGATGGGAATATTGTTCCCGTGTTCCAGCCGAACGCGTTTGGACTCGCGTTCTTTAAGGCAACAGGGAAACTCCCGCAGTTGCCTGTCTTTGGCGCGATGAGTACCACACTCTCTTTGAGTAACCTTGTGACGACCGCAGGACGTGCGGCGCTTGCTGCAAAGATCGGCGGTGTTTCTGTTGTAGGGGATTGGAAGTATCTCGCGATTGGTACAGACAACACGGCTGCAACGATTGGCGATATTGCGCTTGGTGCAGAAATCACGACAGGTGGCGGTGCTCGTGCGGTAGCAACGGCTGCACTCACGACGACAGATACCACGAATGACACATTACAACTTGATTATGAATGGACGTTCTCCTCGACGTTTGCAGTCAATGAGGTGGGTGTGTTTAATGCTGCATCTGGTCCTACGATGCTTGCTCGTGTGTTGTTTCCTGCTGGCGTTATCAACGTTTCTAGTGGGATGAAGCTGCATGTATATTGGAAACTTGACCTCGACTAACCTATGGCTCGTATATTACCTCCAACACGGAACCGCACGAAGGTGCTTGTCTCTGGTACAATCAGTGCCGGAGCGGTTTCTATTACGCTCACGTCCGGACAAGGCGCGTTACTCCCCGATCCTGCAACGGAAGGCGAGTACCGGCTTGTTTTATATGATGCGTCCACCTATCCAGATCCAACGGACGATCCAGATTGCGAAGATGTTACCGTCACGGCGAAGTCGACGGACACGCTAACCGTTGATCCCGTCGTGAATAACCATACGACGATCGGCGTGCAGTACGTCATGTACTTGTCTTTCGATAAAGAACAGATCGACGAGATCGATGATTTCTTACAGGACCTTACACGTGCAGTAACCAGCATCACATACACAGATGGGTACGCTACAACGATTACAACACCGACACGTACATATACGTTGACATACGACCAATATGGCGAAGTAGAGACGGTCACGACAAATGATAGTCCTGCTGTTGTCTACACGATCGTAAGAAACAGGGAAGGACAACTTCAATCTATAACACGCGCATAAATATGCTGACTATCAACGCAACACCATTTAAAAGTCCTATTGGTCTTAGTACAGGGAAATACACACCATACGCAGTGCTCACCGATAATAAGTGTGTTGACCTTGATACATGGTCTGATGGGACCAGTGGAACACACGGGCTCTTGTATCCCATTAACTACGCGACAACAGAGCAGACTTTAATCAATACCAACATGACTGCTGCGCAGGGTATTTTCACGATTGACGATAACTCGTACGCTACTACTGCAACAAAGAAAAAGATTCTTGGTAACTTCTACAATGAGTACAAGAACGTTTCCCGTGTTGGACTTTTTTTGGATGATATGTTCGCGAATAGTACCACGTTGAACGCTTCGACAGGCGCACGTCGTATTGTAGAGATTGCTACCGATAAGGTTGCTGTTGTGTACATAGACAGCGCAGATTCTAGTAAATGCAAAGTGCTTATTGTTGAACTCACAAACAATGGTACTGCGACGGCTGGCTCTGTATATACACTTGATAATACTGCGAGTTGTTATACTCCGAATGTTGTTGCTTTGGGTACGGATAAGTTTGTTGCTACATGGGGACGTAGTAATACGCAGCACGCTTCTGTATGTACTGTTTCTGGTACAGTTGTCACTGTCGGTAGCGCAGCATCTGCGACGACAAACTCAAGCTCACCAAACGGCATTGTAAAACTCGACACAGACAAGTTTGCTATGTCGTTTGTGGATAATACGTCTTCTAATATGGAAGTCATCGCAGCGACTGTTTCTGGTACAACAATAAGTTTTGGCACAAAGGCAACCGTACTTACGGGTACAGGAACACCTTTCGTTGGTGGTAACTCAACACAAGGTTGTCGTTCTATGCAGCAGTTGGATACAAACAAGATTTTTTTAATTTGGAATGAGACAAGCACGTACAACTACTGCGCTATTACTTTTTCTGGAACTACTCCGACGATTGGCACGAATAGCACCTTGTCGAACAGTTCGTTCCAGACGGTCCAGAGGACAGATACTGCACTGGTCACCACTAACAAAGTAGTGGTTGTTGGAGGTACAGCTACTGCTACAAACGCAGTGATTATCTCTTTTTCTGGAACAACGGCTAGTGCAGGAACAATAGCAACGGCGCTTACTACAGTGTCGACGATGTATTCTCGTAGTGTTATTGCGCGAAGTTCAACAGACATTCTCGTCGCATGTGTTGCGACAATTTCTAGTTCAACTGGGTTGTACGCAAACCAACTCTCCGTAAGTGGCAACAACTTTACGCGTGGTGATATGCACAATGTCGTGCCGTTTACGACCACTGTTTACGGGAATACACTGATCCAAACAACGAATTACAGTGTTATGGTTGCTTCTGCTGCTGCATCGCTTTCTATACGTATGTACGCTGTCCGCCACGGTAACGTGACTATTACTGTCAACGGCGAAGCGTTTGCTACATCGTCTAGTGTAAAACTGCTTTCATATATTGGCAGTCCTGTCGCTATTGGTGGACGCAAAGTATACCTTGCTATTACAAACAACAACGCTTTTACACAGAGTATTCCTATGGGGTATGTATATGCTAACGTCGAATAACTATGACTATGCCCGCTTTTAAGATCGGTGAGAATGTTCTGTTCCAGTCCGGGATCACGCTCAGTGTCTCGACAGGAAAGAACGAATGGATGGAAGTCCCTGCGGCGTTGATCACCGTGGCAAAAGTCCGGTTGGTTGACGGCGTATGGTACTACCATGACGCGTTTGATACGCAGACTTTATATCCAGAAGAAGCTGGACAACTCTTTGCATAAATGATCGCAGGCGCACCTCTTGCATCTAGGACCGTGACAGGACATACCGCAGAGTATTTCCCTATCTCTATTTTCCTTACGGACACATTGACGCTTGTCGATAGTCTTGGCGATACGGAAGTAGAGTCCACGTCGACAGATACAATGACGCTTGTCGACACGCTTCCTGCACCGGAAGTAGAGACAACTATCACAGAGATATTGACACTAAAAGATTACATGGTCGCACTCCTTGATGGGAAACTCGTTGACGGGTGGCGACGTACTGACAGACCTTCTACTTCTTGGCGACGTGTCGATAGACCATGAAAAATGAAATAGTCCTCAATCAGTTTCACCTGACGCAGAACATGGATGACCCTATGGCGGACGGATGTCGTGCGTCACGGTTTATACGCTGTACGCCTCAACGCCAGCTTGGGCTTATTATGCCTTCTACTGGACCTGCTGGATGGACAGACGGTGTTTCGCCGTTTACAACAAACATTGCCTCCGCGTTTCTCCCATGGACGTTTGATGCAGGGTACTACTTCTTGCTCAATGATACCGTCTACGAAGGAGATCAAGACAACCAGACCGCGACACTCTTGCATACACGCACACCTGCTGCTGGTGCAAAAGATGTCTACAATGTCATCTCTTTTGGCGCGTATATCTACTACGCTATGGAGAAACGTCTTGGACGGCTTGATCCTGCGACGAATACGTTCAATGACAACTTCGCAACGTTTACGAATGGTGTGAGTAGTATCTATCACCCCATGCGTATAGTGAATGATACGCTGTATATCGGTGACGACGATCTTGTCGCGCAAGTCGACAGCGCGGGGATCTTCACTGCAAATGCACTGGATATAGAGCCGGGGTTTTCTGTGACCGCGTTGTACGAATGGAATAATCAACTACTGATCGCTGCTGCTGCGGAGACAAACGGGACATCGTTCAATGAGCGTAAAGCGTCTTATAGTAAGATCTATCGCTGGAATACGTGGAGTGTTTCTTGGGATACGGCAACGATTGTTCCTGAAGAACTCGTCGCTGGATTTATCGTGAGCGGTGGAGGGTTGTACATGTTGACGAAGTCCGACAAGGTACGCTTTTACCGGTACAACGAGCCATACGCGGATATGGTGATGGAAATGCCTATCGGTGACATGGACACATCGAACAACCGTTATGCGACGGTATTCCCTATGGCCTTTCACGATTACCAAGGGACCACATATTTTGCAATAGGCAACGAAGCCGCCGTGACGACATCGTATGAGTCTGGTATCTACACGTTCAAAGCAAAGAAGTCTGGGTATCCTCCAACGGTCCAACTGGAATATCAGTACCGAGGGTATGAGACAAACAACTGGGTTGACTACTACTGCTTAGGAAGTCTTGAGAATGTTGGACTGTTTTGGTCGTATCACCAAACAGAGAATCCCGGTGAAGACGCTGCTGGAACGGATTACGTGAGTACAGGGAACTCAAATAGCGCTGTCTCAAGTTACATTGTCGACACGGGGTATATCACGGTGGATCGCGCGAACAGGAAACAGTTTCGTATCGCCGTTGATATGGGATACTGGACCAGTGGGACGACGTGTGCCGTTGGTGCGTTGCTTGACGGACCTTCTGGATCAACACAGAATATCACGATGTTGCGGGATGAGGAACGCCGGATGTTTGTCTCTGATCTTATCACCGATGAGTGCAACTTCATCAAGCTCCAAGTGACGATCTCTGATAGTAGTGTTGGACAGATGAACGATTGTATCCAAAGTATTCGTCTTTTATTCTCGTAGTATGCAAGAAGATATTCGCCAGTTGCGTTCCCTTGTAGAGGCCATGTCACGTGATATACAATCATTACGTGATACGGTTCATGGACTCACACTCTCACAGAGAGATTTCCAACTTGGGAACAGTATGCAACTAGGGAGCGGCGCAGAAGCAATGCACATGGACCGTCAAGGACTCTGGATGGGGACAAAAACGCTCGCAGAGATTACCGGTACAGTACCAATCCCCGGGTCGGCAATCCTTATGGACGGAACCATCTACGCGAAGGACGGGTTTACCGGTACGTTTACCGAGATGGGTGGTGGAAGTATAGACTTCGTCAACGGCATTTGCGTCGGATAATATCATAACCTTCATACAATGGCAGATAAGTATACGGTCCAGCCGGGTGATACCGTCGCAGGAATCGCACAAAAAGTGACGAGTGACCCTCTTGTTCAAGAGACACTGAAGCGCACGGGTATCTCCAATTTACTTCCCGGGCAAGAGATCCCTGTTCCCGCGCCCACAACAGGTGGAGTGACGACGCCTCCTCCTTTGGAATTTGGTGCGCCTGTTGCTGCTGCTACACCCGGACTAGGGACGGTCACGCCTCCTGCTCCTACAGATACAGGACGGACACTTGCACAGCTTCCTGTCGTAGGACAACCTCCTGCGCCGACGTACGAGAAACCTGCAATGAAAGGAGGCCAACAGACTTTTGATTTGTTCAACCGTCTTGTTTCTGGACAGGTAAAACCTGAAGGACAAACACCTGCGACCGTTGCGGAACAGGAAGCGTTCACGATGTACGGCAATTACCAGAAGTACAACACGGCAGACTCGAAGACATTATTTGACGCTATCCAGAAGGGCGAGATCACGCCCGATCCAAGCAACGTCCTTTGGCGTGCTATTAGTGCAGGTGGTGAACCGACGCCACAGATGGTGGAGGCTTTCGGGTGGTGGAAGATGGCACAAGAACGGAACGCTGCGGGGAAACGTCCAGCGGATCCTTTCCTTGGTGGTGCGTTCCCGAAGCCTGCGAATCTTGATGAGGCCGACGCGCTCTTGAACGACGACCAGAAACGTATGAGTGAAGGCGATGGAGATACGACGGGGGCGATGGTCAATGAAGACCCTACAGCAACAAGTTTGTCCGGTGATGAGTACAGCAAGTATGAAAGCGAACTCCGTGCGATGTTGAATATCGCTGCACCTGCTGCGCCTGAGTATGAGAAGAATCTTCTCGCTTTACGTGGCCAGTACGGGGTCACAGCGCTTGAGTCTGACTTGGATACACTGCAAAAAGAATACGCGGATATGGAAGCTATTACCCGCCAGCGTTTACAGTATCAGACCGACCAACCTGTCGCGATGAACGTGATCTCTGGGCGTATGACTGAAGTCCAGCGCCAGCAGAAAGAACGGCTTGATTACCTTGGACGTGAGATACAGTACCGGAACGATATGATCCAGACGGCGAATAGCGCGATCTCGATGATTATGAACGCAAAGCAGATGGATTATGGCGTTGCACGCCAGCAGTGGGAAGACGGTGTGAATGCTGCGAAAGGACTCTTGCAAGAGTTTGGCGCGATGCGGCAGGCAGAGATGGACGACGCAAATGCACGTCGTGATGACGCGCGTGCGGTATTGACAACGTACTACAACAACCTGACGGAAGGTACGATGAGTGCCGCTGATATGACACCGTCGGAGCAAATACAGGTAGCAAAGCTAGAACTACAAGCAGGGATGCCTGTCGGGACGTTCGCGAATTTGCGTAGTAAGAATCCTACGATGGATGTCCGCACACAGGTAGAACGGCATGACGCTGCGGGGAATAAGTATTTTGATATTGTGATGCAGGATAAGCGCACGGGGAAGGTGAGTATCCAGACCATCAAGGCAGGTTTTGATGCAGAGAAAGCTATGGGACTTGCAAAGGACGAGTTGGATATGATGAAGACCGTTGGCGACATCGCATACCGTGACGTGGAGACACAGTTGAAACAAGATGAGCTTTTGTATGATAAGCCGCTTGACCGTGAGAATGTCCGCTCACAGATATTCAACCGTTCCGTGGACACACAGAAAGCACAGTATGAGATGGCTACAGACTATAATGTGAGTGGTCCTGCGGCGAACGCGAACACGTCGGATTACTTCAAGAACTATGGTGCTATCACTGGTCCGAACGGTAGCCCACTTTGGAAGTACGGGCTCGACGTGGATTTAAAGAAAGGAGATCCTGTTTACGCACCTGTCACGGGTGAAGTGGTCAAGGTAGGCACGAATGGTGGATTTGGCCAGCAGGTGCAGATCAAGGATGCACAAGGGAATCTTGTATGGCTTTCGCATCTTGATGGTGCGAGTGTACAAGTCGGCCAGAAAGTGAGTGCTGGTGCGCAAGTAGGTATTGGTGGCAACACTGGTAATACGATCAAAGGCAAAGGCGGTGATGGATCACACTTGGATATAACGGTCAAGCGTCCTGATGGATCATACTTCTCTGCCCCTGATGTCCAGAATTATATCAGTAAGAACTACGCCGGAGAGGTAGGACGTGGCACGTCGGTCACGAAAAACGCGAATGCGAAGTCTGCAACAAAGACAGAGACGGAGAAGATGCTACGGGAGGAGTATGCTGGGTACATCAAAAGCGAAAATATTGTTGGGCCTGACGGGAAGATAAGCCCGAACGTGTACAACAACATGCGTCAAGTTTGGACACAACAAGGTTTGGACCCGACTGCGTTTGATGATACGTTTGGTATGTACGCGAACACACAACATATCAATGACTATAACATAGGAACTACGGCACAAGTCGTGAAGAAGAACACTGCGTATGTTGGTGCAACAAGTGCTGCGGATAAACTCGCACAGGACGCACAATCTGCGGCAAAAAAAGCTATTACCTCTCTTTCCGGTAACTAACCATGTCTGAACAAGAATTTCTCAAGAAGCTGAGTACAAAGTACAATACGCCGATTGTTCCGCCTGTCGTCGCGCCAAAGGTGAAATCAACGAACCAGCAAGGGATGGCGACGTCTAGTACACCTACAAAGGTAAAAACAACAACTGCTGAATCGCTCAAGCAAGAACTCCGTGCGTTGCCGTTTGCTGCACGTGAAGCGCTGAGAAAGAACGCGTTTGTTGACCAGCAGGGGATGATCAACTTGCCGTCGATGGACGCGGAAGAGTTGGGGAAATTTGGAGGACTGAAATTCTCTGAACAAGAGTGGACTCAGAACTATGCGTCTGTCTACGCGGAAGGACAAACTATTGGTCCTGCAACGGGGACATACGAGAGATTGCCGGAGAATGTGTTTCCAGAGGACCCGTATAGTGAAGAGTTTATTGTCCGAGGCGAAGCGGAGCGCAACGCCGCAGATCGTCGTACACGCGTACAACAAGCAGAACAACAGGCGGGACTTGGATATATTGATTTGCTTCGTAGTGCAAAGCCAGTCGAAGACCCATACCGTGCGTTTGCATGGAATGACCCGTTGTCGTATATCGACCAGATGTCTCGTGCTGGTGATGTGCTCAACCGTGCAACACGTCGTGCTGGTGTTGAAGCGGTCCGTGGGATAGCAGGTACAGTAGAAACAATTGCTGGAGAAAATCCGTATTTACAGTTCGCACGGAACTACGCTGAGCGTATCAATACAGATCTTGGCGTATTTATGAAGTCACGTCCGGATGTCTTCCAGAAATACGATACGCAGAAATCGTTTATGGAAGGCGGCTATGCAGATCCAACGTATTATTTAGACGCGATTGGAAGTGCTGTTCCGCACATGGTTGGTGCGCTTGGTGCGTCTATCGCTGGTGCTGCCGCTACAGGAAGTCCTGTAGGTGGTGCTGTTGCTGCGTTTACGTACGGTGCGAGTGTCGAGACGGGAAGTATGTACAATGAGATGTTAGACCGTGGGTTTAACTTGGATCAAGCACGTACTGCTGCTGCGGTATATGGTAGTGTCGCCGGTGCGTTGGATAGTGTTGTACCGGGAGAGATTGGTGGAAAGATTATGTCGATGAATGCACGAAAGATTATTGACGAAGCAGCACGACAAGAAGTAAAACGCGGTGTTCTTGGTATGGTAGGAAAAGGTGGTTTGACCATGTTAAAAGAAGGAACAACAGAAGCGATGCAGGAGCTTGCAAACAATGTCACGATTTCATTTTACGACAAGTCACAGTCATGGTGGGAGAATCTTCCTGACGCGTTTGTTGGTGGTATGGTAGGTGGAGCATTGTTTGGCGCTGTCGACGTTGCGACTGATGGGACGGTAGACACCAACCTTCGCAAACCACCGCTCCAAGGAGACGACGGTGCGCCTGTCCAGCAGGTATCTGCGGAACCTGTTGAACCTATTGGACAAGTAGAACCTACACCTGCGGGAACACCACGTGAATCCCTTGAACAAGAGATCAATACATTGTTTAAATCTGCTCGTGCAGAGGAAGCTGCGATCCAGATTGGTGAGACGATTCTTGCACAAGACGGAGACAACGCGGTCATTGCAGAGGCAGTACAAGACGCCCGTGAGTCACTCCGGAAGTATGACGCTGAAGCGAAGTTGATTCTGGAAAAGTATGCCCGGGACAGCGCACAACCTGTTGTCGCGAATGAGAATGTCCAGATCACGCTTGGTACACTACCTGATGGGCGGTTTGTTGCGTCCGGAGACATCACTATTGATGGTACAGGGTACTCAGTACCCTTTGATGTCACGAACGCACAGCAGATGAAAGGAGAGGCTATAGCGTCGGTAGTAACTGACATGAACACGTGGATGATCGACCAGCTTAGTACAGAGGGGATTACCAATGATGCTGCGGTGAAGAACGTTGTGGACACGTTGTCGAACACAGACACGTTGTATAGTAATATGCAGGACTTTGTCGCTGCGAATCAAGAGGCAGTCTTGTATGCACAGGACGCGATGACCGCAGAGGACTTTCAAGCGACCATGCAAGACGTTGCGCCGATCAATGAGAATATCGACCTGAATACATTCTTCAAGAAAGCGACGAGCGCTGATGCGGTGTACCTCACGAAGGCCGCTGCGAAACAAGTGGCACAGGATCTTGCTGGTGATCTCGGTGTAGAAGTCCGGTTTGTTGATGAGATAGCGACGAACAAGCGAGCGTTGGGACGGTTTGTGCAGGACGTCTACGGTGGAGTGGTACAGCCCGGAGGTGCGATAGAGATGCGTGCAGAGGGTGATCGTACACAGACAGGTGACGCGGTGATCCGTATGAGTACACCATACCATGAAGCTGCGCACGCGTACTTCCGCACCCTGTTACTCCCTGAAGAGCAGAAAGCTATTTTGGACGAGCTTCGTACAGAGAAACGCAAGGAAAGTATTTCTGATGCAGAGGCAGAAGAGATCCTTGTCGAGGACCTGAAGAACACCGTGTTCAAGAAAAAGAAACGTGAGACACGGTACGGGAAGATCCTTGCACGTTTGATCGAGCTGACAGAGCGTATGATAAAATGGCTTGGTTTTGATCCTATGAGTAAGGTTGACCAGTTCTATGAAGACGTCTTATCTAAGAAGCGTCCTTCCGAGAAACGTGCCGCAACACTTGCACGTCGTCGTCAAGGACTCAACGATGTCCGACAGGAGTATTTTCAAGAGCCTACAAGACTCACGTCAAAGTATCTCAAGTTCAAAGAGATTGCAGGTAAGGAGTTTGTTTCCTATCAGCAGGCGATGAATGCGGTCAAGGGCGCAGGCTTGAAGCAGGCGGAGGCGGATATTATTACCGCTGTCCTGGAGACACAGTTCAAAGACCAGAAGAAGATCAGCGTTGCGAATCTGACGGATGCTATCATTGGCGAACTTCTGCCCTTGAGGGTATTGGATGCTCCTACGTATGCGAAGTACGGGCTAGAGAATGTCGGCTTGCAGGATAGCGACGATGCCGTGACACATATTTACGAGACACCCGTACGTCATAATTATGGTGGCCATTTTGATTCTAATAGTCTATTCGGCCATACCCGTATTGCTGATAATGGTAATACTAGGGCGATAACGGAGGTGCAAAGTGACTTCTTCCAGAAGTTACGTGATGGTATACCAAGGTTGGCGACACTTGCTGTCCGTGTACGTAGGGACCAGGCGGCGGTGGATTACATCAAGAGTTACAAACCAAAGGACGGCAAAGACAGTTCCTATGATGTAGGGCGCGATCTGCTTGGTGTAATCGGGTACGATGATTTCCAGGTTATTAAAGATAAGAATGTTCCTGATATGCTCGCGGCAATCTTAAAGATCAAGGAGAGTGATCTTGAGTCAAGTCGTGAAGATCTTGATGCTCTGGAGAGCGGTCTAAAAACACTCGCACCGTATGCGAATATCTGGCACGAGCGTATGATTAAGGAGGAAATACGTCTTGCAGCTATAGATGGCATAAAGACGTTCCGTGTGCCAACTCCTCGGACTCTTGCTTCTATTGAAGGGTACGAGGGAACCACAACAGAGGTTCCTTACGACTACAATGACGAGGAATTTGTTGATGGTGTATTGCCATTAGGCGCTGTGATTAGTATGGACGGTGATGATTATTACGTTGTTGAGTCACGGGCGGATAATATGGTTGTTGTCCCGAAGAGTGTTATGACAGAGGTTGAGAACAGCAATTCTTATTCTTTGGATGTACTTGGCGAGCAGTTTTTCTTTCCTCGAAATTATGCAGAGACAGTACCACAGCCTGCTTCTTATGCAGCGGGCAAGGCGTTCAGTATTGATAATCTTCCGAGCCAGCAGATGGCGGTGGTAAACTTCTACCAGTCCAAAGTCAATCCATACTTCAAAAAGCTACGCAAGGACGCTCGCGAGGTGACGGACGAAAACGGATTTACGTGGCTAGAGACTGATATTACAGCGGCAGATAATGCGGCGGTGGAGGCGTTTCAGACGGAGGAGCCGGTGATGTACCGTGGTGGAAAGATACAGTCTATAAGTGAACTTGATCTTACAGCAAGCGCTGATCTTGTTCGACAGGGCGTATTGAATCTTGGTAGTGTTTTTGCAGAAGGTCCCGGGTACTACTTTTCTTCAGACAAAGAAGACGCGAACCGTTATGGTGACGTTGTCCTTAAAGTGAAAGGCAAGGAAGGCGTGCGTATTCTCACAAAGGACGACAAGCTGACACAGCGAGAGGTAAGTCGGATATTAGATAGCATTGACGAAGAGGTACTAGAAGGTGCCGCAAGTAATTGGTCGGAGAGTCTTTTCGCAGGGCGACAAGCATTGATGCGTGAGATTATGAACGGTGACAGCGCACTAGATCAGTTGATGTCCGTATGGGCGGATGTGTACTACTGGCAGAACCCAGATCAGTTCCTAGAGGTGATGCAGAAAAACGGTATAGACGGTATTCGTGTAGATAAGCCGGGTGATGTACAGCACACCATTATGTACAACAAGGAAGCATTGATCGAACTAGCTGATGAAGTCGAAGCCTTCCAAGAGTTTGACGAAGTAGAGATGCCCGGAGGACAGCTTGATCCTATGAAGCTCGTTGGATACCAGTCGTTCCAGCCGCTACACCAGCAGCACTATGTGGGTATAGCACGGGAGATTGTGGAGTCGACGAAACTTGCAAAGAACGGTGGCGACGATCTAGTGCGTGCAGCAAACACGGTAGAACTTGCGTATAAATACGAAGAGTTCCTTTTGCGCACGTATGGGTTTGGATACGAGGACCGGTTGCGTAGTCTTCTGGATACGCTGGAAGGGAACGTAGAAATGTACATGAGTATGGAGGTAGATACATACGGTGATGGGAACAATGCTACATCGACGATTACTCCTGCACGTGTTGCTTCGATTGCAAAGTACGTGGGTAAAAACCTTGGTACCCTTTCTCGTGCGTACCGTGCGGTAACAACACGCAAGGTTGTTGTGGGTGATATAACTGATTTGCGCGACGTCCAGAGCACACTCGTGAGCTACGCTGCAAAACGTGGAGAAGTAGAACCTATTGTGAGACAGGCTATAGATGTGTTGAAAATCGTTGAGTCTATGATGGAAGACGCGTTGATTGATACGAGTGACTTGGATCAAGCATACGAGGGTGTGCAAAACATGGTGCAACGTGCGATGGGAGAGACTGGGCGAGTACGTCTCAATGCAATCAATGAAGAAGTCAACGCCCATAGTGTGGCGATGGACAAAGTGCGTAAACAAAGCGAGCGTACGGATATGGTGAAGAACCGGTTGTTGACGTTGCGCAAGAAACGTATCGAACGTGAAGAGTTGCGATTGGGGCGTTCACTGGAAAAGAATACGAAGCGCCGTATCCACCAGAATATTATGAAGAACGGAGCGCCGTCTATCACGATGACACAGCGTGAGTTCTACGGTGCGCAGGCAAAGACCGCAGAAGAAGTAGCACGAGTGACGAAGAAGGAAATGCAGGCACAGTATCGGCTCGCGAAACAACGTGCAGACTTGATGCAGAAGATTGACAACGTGAAGAAGAAGTACAAAGCCGCGATCAAAGAAGGAAAACTGGTTGATGTACAGTATGCACAGACCATTCTTGACTTGTTTGATTCTTTCCAAAAATCACAGCCGTCACAAGCGACACTGGAGAAACTAGATGCTCTTTTAGAGATGCAGAAGAAAGCACAGTGGTCACAGGTTGGTACACACTACGAGAGTACGCAGGACGATAAGGAGTCTATCTTCACCAAGGAAGACGCACAGGCGATGGACGATTATATATCCGCAGTCCAGAAGCGTCTCACACAACGTGCGTTGAGTAGTATGACGAACGACGAGTTGTCGGAGTTGTACAACCATATCCAGTCGGTCATTGAAGAAGCACGGGTATCCTTCCAGATTGGGAAATACGTGAAAGAAGAAACAAGAAAAGCACGTATTGCAGCAGTAACGACGCAGACTGTATCGTTGGATGATAAGAAAATCACGCAGCTTGTTGAGAAAGCGTTTGGTGAATCGTATGGAAGAATGTCAGGGAACTTGAAGCAGAACGCGCAGGACTACCTTTTGGCGCCTGTTGTTGTTGATGAAATGGATGGAGGTAAGTTTGGACAAGGTGTGAATAGTGAGATGCTTCGTGACTTGAATCAAGGTGAGTACGCGTACAGTGAGGAGAAAGAACGATTTGCCAATGTCTTGATGCACAAGTACCACGAGCTTGGGTTACCGGAGAGTATGACGGAAGAAGAGCAGGCGTTTGTCTCATTGTATATTCGTATGCGTGAAGAGAACGGACAGTTCCCTGCGCAGTTAATTCTTGATCAACATTTTGGCGGAGAAGTTCCTACACAAGCTGGTCGTTTGAACGCGTCGCAAGCAGAAGCGTTGGTCGATGCCTTACTAGAAACACGGGAAGAATTTGAGGTCACGAACCGTCAAGCTGGTACGTGGCAGGCTCGCACAAATAAAATCTTCCCACGGGCGAAGAATTATATTATGAAAAGCGCGTTCAAAAATCCACCGAAAGACTGGGTAGATGCGGAAGACGGCGGCATAGATATGATGCAGACGTTTGGACGTGGTGGTACAGGTGTATCTGATAAGTTCTCTTTGGAACGTCGTGCGGAGAATGAGAACCTTGTCCCACGCGTTGACTTTATGAATCTCTACTTAGAGACGGTCGATCATGCGATGTGGTATATCCATATGCAGCCGTCGATTGATATGGTGCAGCAAGTGGTCGGGTCGAAAGAATACACGCAACAGGCGGGTAAAATTGCGAGTACATGGTGGAAGACAACGTTGATGTTGACTGCACAGCGTGGAGCACGCGTTGGCGCACGGAAGATCGCCGCAGTGGATAAGTTTCGCAGTAATGTCACGACGGGTATTCTTGCGTTCAAACTCAGTACAATCTTAATGCAAGGCACACAGCCTATTACCGCGTCATTGGTCGCATTACCGTATGTTGGCCCTCGTGGAGCTGCACGGATTTTGTTTGAGTCTATGAAGTCTATGATGCCCGGGTATGTGAAGCGTATGTCTGAACAGTCGGGAAGTGTTGTCGCTCGTGGTAGCACGATGGGGTCGTACGATGTACAAGATGCACGTCGACTGATGATGCGAGACAAAAACCGGGTACGAAACTTTGCTTCGACGACATTGAGTCAAGCGGCAGAATACGGTATGTGGACGATGCAACGGCTTGACGTTGGATTCTTTGCGGCAGCACGTGAAGGTGCGTACCAAGAACTTCTTGCACAAGGGAAGAGCGAAGAAGAAGCGGCACGTATGGCAGATTATATCGCAGAGGCGGGGAACAGTTCTGGCCTTGTCACGATGCGTCCGCACGTGTATTCCGATGGTAGCTATACACGGCTTTTCTTGATGTTGCAGTCATTCTCTATCGGATGGTTTTCCACAATGAGTATGTTGGTACGTGGTACGGTTTCTTCTGGTAGCACTCGTCAACGACTCTACGGCGCGGTGGCAGCACTTTCTGCACCGATACTACAGTCGATGTTCGCGGATCTTGTTGCTCAGTTGACACGTGGTGGAGATGATGAAGAAGAGAAGAACCTTGCACAGCGTCTTATGAGTGAGTACCTCTACAACGTGCCGTTGTTCGGTAGTGTCGCACGTGGCGTATTTGAGTACGGAAAGACAGAAATGACGAACAGCGCCGCACTGAGCACACTCGGAAAACTGGTGGAAGGGTTGACTACTGCTATGAATACAGACGGAGAGCGACAAAAGAAAGCACTTATGCGTGCGTCGGAAGCGTTCTTTGTTTCTATGGGTATACCGTTTAGTGCGCAGGGGTTTGACTTACTAGAGCCTTTGTTGAAACGTCCGGACGAAGAAGTGAAAGATTTTTTACAAGAGAACGGTAAAAAACTTTTACATTCGACAGCGACAGATAGCGAGATTGACGACGCAGTAGAAAACGCGTACATGCGTGCGTATGGTGATACACTCCCCGAGATGACAACGAGTCAAAAAACCGCAGCACGCAAGAGTGTCATAAAAGCAATGGCCGTTGCAGACAAGAATAAATACGTTGGCATGGTGGCCAAATCAACGAAGAACGACGACAAGGCACGTGTACTTCTTGAAGCAAAAGGCGCATTGAGTGTAGGTGAGTTTGATTCGATGGTAGAGCGGTTACAAGAACTTCGACTCCTCTCTGAAGATGGATATAAAAAATATCTTGAACTGCAATATAAGTAAGAGGATAATGGCGGTAGCTTACTTACTACCGCCTTTTTTATGGGGAGTACCAATAGACCATCATGGATCGTCGTCCACCATACTGCTGTATCGTACGATAAGAATCCAAGCCAACTCAGTGCGACGAACACCTTTCATAAAAACAAAGGGTTCCCGCAGTCGTCGCTTGGATTTTTTGTCGGGTATCACGCGATGGTAGAAAAAGACGGGCGTGTTATTATCACCCGCAAGGATAGTGATATAGGCGCACATACGTCGCAAGACAACATGAACTTTAACTCTGTGGCAATCTGTTTCACCGGGAACTTTGATAAGGAAGAACCAACACTGGAGCAGTGCAAGGCAGGACTATCGTGGATTAAAGGCAAGATGTCTAGCCTGCATATCCCCGCATCGAAAATCAAACCGCACCGGAACTGGGCGCCAAAGACGTGCTGGGGTAGCAAGGTCCCTGATGATATTATTTCTTATCTTGAACAACGTTGTATGGTCGTCGATGAAACACCTTCTTCTTGGGCGCTTCCTTCTTTTGCGAAAGCAGCAAAACTCGGCATGAGTGATGCACGTCCGAAAGAAGAAGTGGGGACAAGCCGTCTCCGGTTTATCCTCAATAAGTTGTATCAGAAACAGGTGATTGAAGAAAAAGACGCGCCTGTCACCTACGAAGAATATATCCACGCCCTCGACAAAGCGGGCGTATTACCTGCATAAACTATGTTTCAAGAATTTCTCCAACTCTTCAAGGACAAAGAACTCGTTGAATTGCTGAAGACAGATAGCTTGATTATCGGAGGGCTGTTCATGTATGTCTTGTCCGGCGTGCTGTTCACGGACCGAGAGTACATATTCTCGCTGGTATACTTTGTGACGGGATCGTTCGTGATTTACCTTCGCACTCTGCGCAAACATGTTGAACGTCAACGCCAAAAGTAACATCATTGTTTTAGGTGGTGCGTTCTCCACGGGGAAAAGCACGATGCTGGAACAGATCCAGTATGACTTTGGTGATAAGTACAATTATATTCTGGACGGTGGACGGGAGATGCTAGAACTGTACGCGAACGGTCGAACGCCGGAAGAGCTTGACGAATGTGAGTTGGAAGTCGTACAACGGGCTATTATGGCGTATTATCTCGACGCAGAACACAAAGCGATGCGTGACCCACGTACCACGATAGCGGACGGTTCTCTTGTGGAAGTGGCAGCTTACTCGCAGTTTATTCTTGGACCGCGTGACTTCCAGAGGTTGAACGCGGAGCTACGGTATCGGTCGTTCAAGAACATCTATACGTACATCAAGTTCCCTACCACGTTGCCCATAGAATACGACGGCGTGCGACATAGTGACTATGAACACCGTGAGCTTATTGATAAACGTATTGATCGTGTTTTGTCTAAGAATGATTTTGACGTTGTCCGTCTTGTATCAGATAATATGATAGAACGGTACACTCAGATTCTCACGACGCTCGCTTTCCATGACTCCTATTGATTTCCTCAATGCCTACTGGCAGATCAGTGCGAGCCTGCTCACTTTTATCATTGGATATTTCAAGTTACGCTATGACGTGGAAGCACTACAAAAGATCGCGATTGCACAGGATACGAAGATAGTTGCCCTTCAAGAAAACGATCAAGATATTATGATCAACATCGCGGCAATCAAGCAACAGATTGACAACACGTCAAACAATATCAACGATATACGCCGCGTGTTGGAGCGCCTCGACGAACGTCTCCACAAGTAAGAGTTCAACGCGAGGGTTTGTTTTGTCTGTCTTGTAGATATGGATCGTTGATGCGATTTCTTTTCGTGTGTCGTTGCGCAGTACACCAGATTCGACAAGGCCGTCAAAGAAAAACTTTGTAGCAAACGAAACATTGTCCGGGTCCTTTCGTTCCGTTTTGGTATACCAAACGAAGACGGTATGGAGAGGGTATCTGGTCAATGGATCAAAGTCTTGTGCTATATACTGCGCACGTGCTGTCTCTTCTTTCTTGATCTTTGCTCCTATGAACCGGTTGCGTCGTTCTGCGTTCACGTATTCGTTGAGGGATATGTACTCCCCCGGGAATATGATCGTCATTTTTTGAAGTTGATACGAGATTGTAAGTCCTCGTTTTCTGCTTTGAGCTCTTCGTTCTCTATTGCAAGGACGCGGATCGTGCGAAAGTTAGACATGACGGTAAGTACCAGCATCTCCTTGAACTCTTCTCCTACTTTATCGATGAGGTTGGTGACGTACTCTTCCATGAGTATCTCGTCAATCTCTGCGATTTGAGCCTTGGCTATCTTTGTTTTTTCTTTGTCGCGGATATGTTTCTTAATGAAGTTTGCAAGATGGATACGTCGCCCCACGAGCTTGCTATCTTTGGCGTTGCATACTGCATGGAGATACTCGTGGAACGCCCTGTATAAGATTATGTAGTTTTCTTGCAAGTCCGGACCAGAAAACAAGCGAGGCACCACGTGGTGAGCAGCTAGATCGTGGCGTTTCCCTGTGATCTCACATTGTGGCGTAGGCATTTGTTCTAGCTTCTTTTCCCGTTCCTCTCGGTGTTGTTTCCCGTATCCATTCCTCATGGTGGTATTGTAAGCAAGTATCGTGAAAATTATCCTCTTACTTGTGGGAAAGGGCTAGTTATTCTGTCGGATTTTTATGGTCAAAAATCACCTCAAATATTTTTTGGTAGTGGTACTGCGCCTCATTCACACGATGCAGGAAGCCGTCCATGATAGGAAGGAGCTGCGCTATTTTGTTCCGCGTCATGGCAAGGTGGAGTTCCGCTTCGATGGGGATTTTATTGCAGTCGATGTGGTTGAGCTGGTCGTTGGCCTCGATGAGCCACTGGTGGAGTTCGTTGAGGTGCATAGAGAGTTGGTAAGGAGACACAAAAAGTCTAGTCCTGCTCGTCGGTCAAATCAACATCCTCCTTGCGTGGGTAGTTCCCCAGTAAAAACCCTTCATATTCTTCGTAGGCGCTTTCCGCAGCACCCATGATGGACAAGAGAGCGTTGCGATAGTTGCGAAGCGTCTGGTAGGCAATCACGAAGGAAATTTGCTGTTCAGTGTCCATACCTTCGTAGGTGTGGTCTTCCATGTGGGTGATGGCTTCGTTGGCCCAGAGGTAGTGGTCGGAAAGGTTCATTGTTTGGGTGTAAGGATATGAGCGCGGGTCATTTTTGCATACTCCACTGCTTTTTGTTTGCGCCTTGTGCGCATATAAAACTTTTGCTTGAGCGTGTAGCACGGCTTGCAGTAATTGCCCCGCATGGTGTTTCTCTTAAATAATTGGTCACACACCGTGCAGATGTGGACGGTGCGCAGAAACTCTTTTAGCTCTGCTTCTGTTTTTGGGAACATGGGTCACAAATGACATGGGATATTTTTCTTTTGACGTACTCACTCACCCCAGTGTGCATGGACTCAATCCACTTTTTCATCTCGACAGCATGAGCAAGGCGCTCTGCCTCTTCCTTATCAGGGCACCATGCGCAAATGTGGTGGAGCTTATCATCAGCGTACTGGTACGCCTTGGGGAGATTGTCGCTCATTCTTGCTAGTGTAGTAATGTAGTGGATATGCTTTGCGTCGTGGACGTGTTCCTCGACGTAGCGGGCGGTTTCGTAGATGTTCATGTTTTGAATTTACTTTTTTCAGCGAGCCAGTAGTGGTCAAGGTTCAGGTACGGCGAGACGGTCATGCCACGCTCTATGGCGTAGTCATACCACGCAAATAGGACGTTCTCGGGGATTTCCTCCTCTAGAGCAAGGACAATGTCGTTGATAGAAAAGAAATAGTCGCTTATCTGCCAAACTCCAAGCGTATCACCGCCTACAGGAAAAAAGTTGATACTAGCGAAGTCCTCCTCCTCCTCGCAAAAATAGGTCTCAATGAAACGTGTCACGACAAGTAACTCGTCTTCGTAAAAGTCTTCTAACAGGTCTTTGGTAGGTCTCATATCAGTTCGCATAGTATTTAAGATGGCTCATCCCCTGCCCGCCATTCTTCTTATCCTCCTTCGCTGCAAGCCATTTCTGGAGATTCATCATCCCTAGCCGCTGCATCTGTTTGTAGATAGTATCTCGGACAATGTTGATTTCTCTTCGTTTGAACGGGTCAACGGCGAGGTTGAGTTTCTGGAACGCATCGGTGCTGCGTTCTTGGTGGGGTGTTTGATTCATGGTGTAGTTTGTAATGTAAAGGGAGACCGTGGGCACGATTTCACGTGCATTAGGGCTGTTAGTACCCCATTTTGCCCTCATTTACCTGCCCGCCTCACTTGGGCAGCACCCAGGGATTTCTGATCAATCAAGCGTTTCCCCTTGTGTCCTCCGACAACTGGCACACGGTCATGTAAGGTGGGGAGGGCGTGGATTTCACCATGCTAAGCGTCCTTAGGCGAGACAAGTTTACGGCTTATGTCGCCACCTCCCCATGTTGAGCAGTTTATCGTCGTGCTTAGGACTCACCAACTAAGCTGTCCAGTGTTTCACTGCCCACATGACAGACTCTTCGAGTTTTGTTTTTGCAAGCGACAATTCGCGACTGCCTGCCTGTGTGCTACCATTGTCGTCAACCATAAGCGCAAGCAACACTTCTGCCTGCTCTTTAATCTTGTCGATCCGTTCCTTAGTTGCCTCGGATAGCTCTTTGTAAACTGGTCTAAATGTACTCATTTTGTAGGAGTAAAAAAAATTAGGTGAGAGTGAATAGTTTTTTGTCATACTCAGGACAAAACTTTAGCCGTTGCCGTTGCCGTAGCCGTAGCCGTTGCCGTCGCCGTCGCCGTCGCCGTAGCCGTTGCCGTAGCCGT